CAGGAACAGCAGGAACAGCAGGAACAGCAGGAACAGCAGGAACAGCAGGAACAGCAGGAACAGCAGGAACAGCAGGAACAGCAGGAACAGCAGCTGGTGGCGATGATTACCGATTTCCCGGCATTCCCCGGCGGCCCCAATACCGCCAACGTTCACCCTGATGAAGTGGAGAACTGGAAGGCGCACGGCTGGAAAGAAATGGAGTGATGCATGATCACTTTCATCACCGTTGAAGATGTCAATTCGATTCTCGGTGCCACCTGGACAGATGAAAGCAAAAAAGCCAAATCTGTGCTGATGGCTAATACCTGGATGAATGGACTTAACCTGAAACTGCCGTGCGATAAGGCAACTCACGAAACCATTATTCCTGACGATGTGAAACAGGCCGGCGCCTATGCGGCGCTGGCAGCCTCAAATGGTGGCCTGTATCAGCAGAAAACTGACTCGGGGGTGCTGTTGAGTAAGACCGTTGACGCTGACGACGTTTCTGTTTCCAAAACCTTCGCAGAACTCGCTACCAACAGCTCTGCATTGCTCGATTCCGACCTGCAGCTGGCGCTGGCCATGCTTAAGCCCTATGGCGTGAGTCAGTCACAGGTGCGACTGGTGAGGGGGTGATATGGGCATTCGTGACGAGCTGCAAACCGAAGTCACCGCAGCCTTCGATACCGATCTGCAGGATGCCGTTAAGGATTTCACTGGGTCATATACCGTTCGAGGTGCCTGGGACCCGGTGATGGAAACCGGCACTGAAACGCAGGTGACTTACTCGGGGCGTGGAGTGCTGGCGCGCTATAAACTTCGCCGTATCGATGGCGTTAACATTCTGCATGGTGATGTGAAGCTAACCGCCCTGGTTAACGAGGTGACTGACAAGCCGGCCGTCGGGCATATCATCACCGCACCGGATCCGATTACGGGTGAGCTTCAGCGCTACGAGGTCATCACCGCTTCTTCCGACTCTGCTGGCGCTGCGTACTCCATTCAACTGCGGAGAGCGTGATATGGCTAAGGGCTGGAACATCGACCCGTCGGCATTCGCCGGGCTGGTGGCCGAAGATGTCAAACTACGCCAGCGGACAATCGCTATTCAGCTGCTGAATGAACTTGTTCAACGGTCGCCGGTAGGAAACCCGGAGCTGTGGGCCATCAACGCGACCGCGGTTCAGTACAACAAAGCTGTTGGGGAATGGAACGAATCTCTTTATGCCGACCCTGCTAACCTGACCAAAACCGGAAGGCTCAGGAAGAAAGTCCGTGTTAATGACAGCATGGATATCAGGCGGCCGGCTGAGTATCGCGCAGGAACCTTCAGGGCATCGCATTTTGTCAGCATCGGCGAACCCGATCACTCCGTCCCGACCGAACCGGATCCGCGTGGGACAATGACGTTTCTTAATGGCAAAAATATTATTGACCAGGCGCCAGCCTACTCGGTGATTTACATCCAGTCGAACCTGCCTTACTCCGTGCCTCTGGAGAATGGCCACTCAACACAGGCGCCGACAGGCGTCTATGCCGTCTCGTTTAATGGTGTAATTCAGGCCTACAAATGACCCTTACAGAAATCAGAAACGCTGTCATTTCCCGAATGGCGGCACAGACCGCTATTGCCTCTGATGCGGTGGATTATCCCAATGGCCCGGTATTTGACCCCAGTAACCGCGATATCTGGGCCCGACTAACCAACATTGCTGGGCAGGCTGGCGCAACAGAGATCGGGGATGGGCCAGTCGTCCACAAGACGGGCTTACTCATCATTCAGCTGTTTGTTCCGGTCGGATCCGGGACGTTGCTTATTTCCCGAACGGCCGACCAGCTAACGGAGCTATTCGAGTTTAAGGACGACGGAAAGCTGAGTTATTTCGCTGTTTCTGCTGTGCCGGCGGGTGAGACCGATGGCTGGTTACAGCTCAATCTTCAAATTCCTTATCGCGCTCTGTAGCGCACAAAAAACAGGAGGCTCCTGTGAGCTCAGGTGCAAAAGTAGTAGCCGCGTTTATTCGCGAGACAACACCAGGAATCACGCCTACAGCAGGGGCGTGGAACCTGCTGCGTCGTTCTTCATTTGGTCTGAAACCAACGCAGAACACCAATGATAATGACGAAATCGCTGGTGACCGCATGGCGCAGGGTGTTTCACGCGGCACAGTGGATGTCGGCGGCGATGTCGGCACGCGGTTTCGCTGGAACCAGCATGATGATTTTCTTGCCAGCTGCTTCGGTTCCGAATGGGTAAATAACGTGCTGACGATGGGTAATGGTCGCATTACGTTCTCCGTGGCGACTTTTGCCAGTGATGTGGGGATCGCCCAGATTGCCCGCGGTTGTCAGGTTGACACCTTCCAGATGGAAATCCCGGCCGATGGTGATATCACTGCTACGGTCACGTTTGCTGGTCTAGACTGGGAGACGAAAGGTGACGATACCAGCTTCTTTAGCGCGCCGGTCGATAATGCCGGAGCGTTGCGCTATTCGTTCAAAGAGGTAACAGCCCTCAGCCTGAATGGTGTAGCTGGGGGTAATGGTTTCTGTGTCGATACCTTCAACATCCAGTTCGACAACAATATGCAGACCCAGCGTTGCATCGGTACCGGTTCGGCGTTCGCCGGCGCGAATATTCCGACAACCTTTACGCCGTCCGGGCAGATCACGCTTTCTTGGTCAAAAGCTGCGTGGGAGCTCTATAAGAAAACGTTCACCGGCGAAACGGTACCGTTTAGCTTTACGCTGGAGAATGCTGAAGGCGCATATACCTTCTATTTCCCGGAAGTGCAGATTTCCGGTGACTGGCCTGATGCTGGCAGTACTGACATTGTTCAGGTTCAGCTGGATATCACAGCAGCCAATACGCCGCCGACGATTACGCGCGTGCCTAAAGTGCCGGCGACGGCAATCAGTGTTGCGCCAGCCACTTCAACTGGCGCCGTGGGTTCTACTGTGACGTTAACCGCCACGCTTACGCCAGCTGATTCAACTGATACCGTCCAGTGGACGTCATCGGATCCGACTATCGCCAGTGTGGTTTCTACCGGGCAGAAAACAGCGAAGGTCACGCGTAACGCAGCCGGTACTGCAATCATCACTGGTAAGGCCCGCACCTTTACCGCAACGTCTGAAATCACCGTTACCGAGCCTTAATTTACCTGGCCCGTTCTGCAGTCATCGCGGATCGGGCTTTTTTGGGAGTCTTTATGCTGATTATTTCTTCTCAAATTGATTTGAACGGAGAACGCTGGTTTTTCCCTTACAAAAAGCCAGCAGGAAGTAAAAAGAAATTCACGCCGGAAGACGAGGCGCTATTTAAACTCCGTCTGCTGGTGGCCAGTAGCGAGAATCCACAATACCGCTCACGCAATGCGCTGGTGCGGCGCCATATCGACAAAATGGACGCGAGCTACCAGGTCGGTACGGATGCTTTCGATCTCGCCAGTGTGGGTGAGATTGACTCGGTTGATGATCTTCTCATCGACAATTGCGCGCGCTTTCTTCTGAAAGACTGGGAAGGCGTGGGGGAGCTGGTGGATGGTACGGAGACGGCGGTAGCGTATACACCGGAGCGTGGTGTTGCGTTACTGAAGCAAAACCCCTCTCTGTACTGGCTTATTCTGGCTGAGGCAGCGAACATTGCTCGGGGTAAGGAGCAGCAGACTCAGGAAACCGTAAAAAAGCCATAGAGGCCCAAAAGTGGCTAAAGGAATTCGCCGGCGAGCAGGGCGAGAAAGCAAAGTGGCGCAGGGAGAAACTAAATCTCCCGCCCATTCCGGAGCCTGAAATTGATGCGGTCACTGGGGAGATCCTCAACGCTTACGCCATGATATCGCGCGGCAGGAAGTATGCCGGCATGGCCGGAGTGCCGCTCCCTCTATCCCTGAACGATATTGAGCTTTACCTGGCATCGCGCACCATCCTGATCGACCGCATTGAGTTTGACGCAGCGATACTGGCTCTTGATGATGCCTGGAGGGCTGAGTGGGCCGAAGATCAGAAAAGACAGGCAAAAGTGAAGTAGTCATATCATTGTCTCCATCTATTCCTGTGCTAACCTGTGTGCAAATGTTAATGATGGGGATAGGGATGTGGAAAGCGATAACTTCGATGACCCTTTGTTTGATCAGGCAATTAGCTTTGTAATCGAAAAGCGGAAAGCATCCGTAGCTGGACTGCAGCGGCAGTTCAGAATCGGGTATAGCCGTGCGTCGCGGTTAGTTGAACAAATGGAGGCGATTGGAGTCGTTAGCGCCCAAGGGAATGACGGAAACCGAGAGGTCTTAGCCACCTCGCAATTCGACATTGACGCTCTTGGCTTGGAAGCTCTTAAAGAGGAAAGGGAAAGGCGGTACCAAGAAGAATTATCAAGGCAAGCCAAAGTTGCAAATTCAGTCGATGAACAATTAAGGCTTTCAGCAATTACAAACAGGAGAATTGTAATTTGGCTCAAAGATACAGGAAATATAGCGCCATCAGGCAATAAGGTGCTCATCCTCAAATCTTCATCGCCTTTTGAATATTTGGCGCAGCAACAGAAAAATAAATTAAAGCCAGGCGATGCAGAGTACAGCGATATACTTGATGGATATCGTTTTTCTGCCACAATGCAGATGCGGACACCTACTAGCGTTCTCTGTCAGCATGGCAGGATAGAGAAGCTTCCTGCTCATAAGTTGCCTCGTATTGTAAAGCAGGATTGGCAAGGCATCTGGCTTCCGCACCTAAAGCCAGCTGCAGAGCTTGGAGCATGGGCAAGGGACGTTAACGGGGCTATGGCTTCTGATGTCGGTTATGTTCCTCAAGATGGTGGAGATTTCTTGCGATTTATGCTTCTGGCTCATCAAATTGTTGATGACGGGTTAGGTCGTGATGAAGCCATAGAGTGGATGAAAATCTGTAGAGATATGGTAGGTAGCGATGGCGAGTCTATTGGTAAATTCATTGAACGTTATGGAAATACACCTGAGTCGGCATGGTTTCGCATCTCATCCATGATAAAGAACAATAGGGACTCATTAAGATGATAAAGAAAACTCGATGCATATATTTGATTATTATGTCACTTGTGTTTGCTGGTAATAGTTTTGCTGAGGATGTTGAGATGCTGTCCGGGTGGGGGATCAGCAAGAAAAAGGACCCGATGACTGACAATATTAATGTTCTTGTTGCGTTACAGTCAGAACCATACAATAAAGCCGGGAGCAAGGCGGGGTTAGCAGTTAGATGCTTTAATAATAAGACGGAGTTTTTAATATCTGCTGAGGGTTATTACGGGCATCCAACATCTACTGTTATGATGAGATTCGATAAAGGAAAGGCCTCATCAAGCCAGTGGTCTGTGGCTCAAGGAGGGCGAGCGCTTTTTTCAATGAATCCGATAGATGAAGCTAAGAAACTCACTGAACATAAAAAGTTGCTCATTAGATTCCAACCGTACGGACAAGGAGATATTGATGCGCAGTTTAACCTTGATGGTGCTGATTTAGCGATACATGAAGTACGAAAGGCGTGTTCATGGCCGTAAAAATTAACCAGCCCACTCAGGTGGGCTTTTTATCATAGATGATATAAGGATGACTGATTTCGCCACGGAAGTTGGCTAAAGAATCGCTGGTGGCTGTAGGTAGCCTTCACTAACTATCATTGTTTAAACGCTTTCTAACCCGCTTCGGCGGGTTTTTTTATTGCCCGGAGATCGCTAAATGACAGAACAAACCTCCCGCCTAGCCATTATTATCGATAGCGTAGGGGCGAAACGTAATGCAGATAGCCTTTCTGATTCGTTAACTAAGCTCACAACAAATGGCGAGAAGACTGTTGCTGCCGTAGGTAAATTAGGAGCGGCTCTAACGGCTGCTGTTGCTACTGGCGCACTCATGGCAGGAACGGCATTGGCGGCAATGATAAAGAGCACGGTAGAGGCTGGTGTTGAAATTGGCCGGTTGTCAAAAATAGCTAACGCGTCTACCACTGATTTTCAGAAATACGCCATAGCTGCCAGCGCCGCGGGGATCTCTCAGGAAAAATTCTCCGACATAATGAAGGATGTTAACGATAAGGTTGGTGACTTCCTGAGCACTGGCGGGGGTGAGCTCCAGGATTTTTTTAAGACCATAGCTCCAAAGGTTGGCGTGACGGCTGAGCAGTTTAAGAATCTTTCAGGACCAGCTGCAATGCAGCTATATGTTGATACCCTGCAAAAAGCCAATGTTTCACAAGCGCAAATGACTTTCTATATGGAGGCCATTGCCAACGATGCCACTGCTTTGATACCGATGTTTCAGAATGGCGGCAAAGCGATCAGTGAAATGGCCGATATATCGGAGAAGCTGGGTCTTATTCTCGACCAAAAAACAATTCGTGCGGCGCAGGAATTGGAAACCACTGGCTGGCTGGTCAATTCCTCAATGCAGGGGCTAAGAACTCAGATTGCTGCAGGATTAATGCCAACGATCAGCGACCTAACAGGCGAGTTCACTACGTTCGCAGCAAAAGGAATAGATGTTACAGCCGTATCCCAAACACTGGATAGTTGGCTTAAAAATCTGGCTAAGGCTGCTGTAACTGTCGCAGGTGCTTTCATGGGGGTTACCAAGGCCATGGGGGGGATGGTTGACTTGTGGAATGGGATTAAGGATATAGACCTTTCACACCCCGTTGATGCCTATCGTCAAATAAAAGATGTTTTTGCCAATGTGTCAGGCCAAGTAAACGGTGAGTTAGAAAATATCCAGAAATGGGTGGATGAGGCTTGGGGGAAAATTAATGCTGCCGGACAAAATGGAGGCAGTGAGTTTATAAAGAACCTCACCGATATGCGTAATCAAATAAGTTTTGCGCAGGGGCATATCGGAACATTTTCCCCTGGAACAGGTAGTAAAACTAAAGCTTACACTGAGGATGCAGGCCAGCGACTACTTAACCAGATTAACGAGCAAACTGCAGCATTCAATGCGCAGTTGGACGCTAGCGATAAATTATCAGTGGTCGCAATGCAGCGCCTGAAGTTTGAAGAGCAGATTAAGACTATTCAGGATCGACAGGCCAAAGGGCTTCCAGTTACTAAAGATCAACAGTCGCTGTTGGCTATGTCCAAAGAGATAGACGCAGCGTTCAAACGTCTAGAACTAAGTCAGAAAGCTACTGCAACTCTAGACGATTACCGGAAAATGCAGGAGCAAATTGCACCAAAGGAATTGCGCCAAAATGAGACGTTGCAAAAACGCCTCGAAATTCTTCAAAAGATGGTTGAGCTGAAGAAACTGACGCCGGAGGCTGCTGGGAAGCAGGCGAGCGACCTGATTAGTAAATCAGTGCTACCAGATTCAGTTATTTCTGGGGTGAATAAGGCTGGCGGTAATCTGACGTCTGGAGCAACTAATAGCGACCTGTCAGGGCAGGGCATGAACATGATAGGGCTGCAAATCGATCCGCAGCTGGAGGTTATCGAAAAGCTGAAGCAAGCCCAGACTGATTATGCTGCCTGGCTGAATCAGCAACAGCAGGCGATCACACAAAATACTTTACTGAATGAGCAGCAGAAGCAGCAGCAACTGCTTGCACTCCAACAGCAAGGACAACAGAACCAACTGGCACTAAGCACCGCCATTAATGCCGCACAGATGCAATCAGCCCAAAACTCCTTCTCCAGTATCACCGATTCGATGGGGACGATGTTTGGTGAGCAATCAGCGATGTATAAAGCCGCTTTTGTAACACAGAAAGCATTCGCCATTGCACAGGCTTCGCTGCAACTCCCAATGGCAATGGGGCAGGCATTAGCCGGATTACCTTTCCCGGCTAACCTCGCAGCTATCGCGCAAGTTATTGGACTCATGGCTTCGATTACTTCCAGCATAACCAGTGCTGCCGCCGTTGGCTTCGCCTCCGGCGGTTACACCGGCCCCGGTGGTAAGTATCAGCCTGCGGGTATTGTTCACAAAGGAGAGTACGTCTTCGACCAGGCGTCAACTAACCGGATCGGCGTGTCTCAGCTTGAGGCACTTCGAAATGGCCAACCGCTAGATGCAACTCTAGGGCGTACAGGGTTTGGTACTGGTGTTCAGAACGTTAACAGCGACAACAGCAGCAAGACCACCATCCATGCTCCCATTGAGCAGCATTTCCATACGCCGCTCGGTGTGACACCTGATCAGATGGCGCTCTCCATGGCTCAAACTCAGAAGCGGGCGACAACGGAAGCCCTTGATCAGGTTGCTGCGCAAGTGTTGAGAGGAGATGGGAAAGTTGGTAAGGCAATGCGCAGTAAATATCCAGGCAGAGGGTTAGAGTGATGACTGATATCTACTACCCGCATGAGAGTCTTCCGATGCCATTACAGGAAGGATACGGATTCCAGCCTGTAAGCCCGTTAAAACGAACCCAGATAACCACCGGCCGCGCGCGGCAAAGGCGAGCTTATACGTCCACGCCGACGCAGGCCAGCATCACCTGGTTTATGGAAACCGATGCGCAGGGACTGGCGTTTGAGTCCTGGTTCCGGGATGCGTTATCTGACGGGGCTGCGTGGTTCATGATGAAGCTGCAGACGCCGGCGGGCATTAAGTTTTACAAATGCCGCTTCACAGACATTTATCAGGGCCCGGAACTGGTTGCCCCGATCTACTGGAAGTACAGCGCAACGCTGGAATTATGGGAGCGCCCCCTTGCTCCTGCCCCATGGGGTAATTACCCGGAATGGATCGTCGGCAGCTCACTGCTGGATATTGCGCTGAATAAGGAGTGGCCGAAGCATGACTCAGATTAAACGCCTCTACGCCAGCAGCGGGCCGGAGGTGATCATTGAAACGCTGCAGATCACCATTGGTTCTGACGTCCATTATCTGTGCCAGGGTTACGAGAACATTACGGCAACGACGGAGAACGGCGATACCGTAACGTTTACCGCCTGTGCGATAGACATTGCTCTGCCTGCGCGCAATGCGGACGGTACGCAAGATTTGAAATTTGCCCTGTGCAATATCGATGGTGTTGTGTCCACGGCGATCCGCAATGCCCTGGCTAACAGATTGCCTGCATTGCTGACGTACCGGCGTTACATCTCCACGGATTTAGCGGCCCCTGCGGAAGTGCCGTATACGCTGAAAATCAAGTCTGGTTACTGGACTGCGACCGAAGGGCAGATTACCGCGGGTTATATGAATATCCTCGATACCGCCTGGCCACGTTACCGCTACACGCTACCTGTATTTCCCGGACTGCGTTATATCAGCTAAGGAATCCCAATGTTCAACCCTGATAAATACCGTTCTGTTAAATGGCAGAAGGGCGGTCGCTCTTTTCCAAAACTTGACTGCTTCGGCATTGTGAACGAGATACGCCGCGACCTGAATTTACCCGTCTGGCCCGATTTTGCCGGGGTCACCAAAGACGACGGCGGCCTCGACCGGGAAGCGCGCCGGATGATGCTTACCCTTGAGCGCTGCGAACCCTGCGAAGGGGCTGGGGTGGCCTGCTATTCCGGGTCGACCGTCACCCACGTAGGGATCGTGGTCAGTATCGGTGGCCTGCTGCATGTGGCGGAATGCAATCCGGGAACGAACGTCACCTTTCTGCCGTTGCCGCGGTTTAAGCGCCGATTTGTCAAAGTGGAGTTCTGGCAATGACCATTCGTTTTTACCCGTCCCGGCTTCCCGGTGAACCACTCGAAACGCATGAGCATGGTGTAACCAGTATTCGCAGCTGGCTGGTGGCAAATGTTGAAGGCTACGAGGATCGGGATGTCCCACCGCTGACCGTTGAGGTTGAGGGGATGTTAATTCCGCCAGGCGAGTGGGCTAAGTGTGTGATTCGCCCTGATAGTGATGTCAGGCTTTATCCGGTTCCCTTCGGGCTGGAGGCCGCCACAATCGCGTGGATCGGTGTCGGTATCTCCGTTGCCGCTGCAGCCTATTCGCTGTTTATGATGAGCAACATCGATACGGGCGGCTATACCTCATCCACAGGGCGCAGTCTCGACCTTAATCCCGCGAAAGCAAACAGTGCGAGGTTAGGTGACGCCATTCGTGAGGTGTTTGGCCGGGTGCGTATCTACCCTGATTATGTGGTCCAGCCTGTGACCCGGTTTGATGCCGCCGATCCTACGAAAATGCGCGTCCAGATGCTGCTGTGTCTCGGTGTCGGTGATCTGATTTATACCAATGGCGATATCAGGGTTGGCAGTACGCCAGCTTCAACGCTACCGGGATTCAGCAGCACCCATTACCCGCCAGGCGCGGACGTATCCGGCGATGAGCGCAGTGAAAACTGGTTCAATTCTACCGAGGTGGGCGGGACGTCATCCGGTACCGGGCTGGACATGGCCCAGACGTCGCCGGATGCGGACGACATTATCGCAGACAGCATGACCGTGACCGGAGCAGACGTAACGTTTACCGGGCTGGACACGGATGATGGTGATGATGACGACGAGAACGAAAACGCACTACCGCCCAGCTGGGTCGCTGGCGCAGTGGTCGAACTGAAAGCCCCGGCGAACTACCAGATCACTTCGGCGGCTGGATACAGTGTTATCGCCAGCCCGCTGCTGACGGAGATCGCACCGGTAGTAGGTATGCCGGTGACGCTGGGGTTTAACTCAGTCGATTACGATCTGTTTATCGCGTCATATACCCCCGGTCAGGCTGCAGTGCCCGGCACCGGGGGGAGTGCGGCAAAAGTCCAGGCCAGTGCGGCCCCGACCACCTACGATTTTTCGACCAGCTCCAGCACGTTCACGATCACCTGGCAGGGGGTTACCTACCCGGTGTCGCTGGTGGCTAACTATGTCTCGATGTCGGGACTGCTGGCGGCCATCACCGAGGGACTCACTGGCTCCGGCCTGGTTGCGCAGGACAACGGCGGCACCGTACAGATAACCGAGGCGGCCAGTCCGTTCGCGGGTGGGGCGATCACGTCCTCTTCGCTGCCTGCAGCTGTTTTCGGTGATGCCCCGGTTTACACCTCCGGCACGGCATCAACCGGCGGCAGCCCGGCGGTAACGGCGAATGTGACGCTTGCCTATAACAGCGCCACGGGAACAGCCTTTTCCGGCATGCCGGAGGGGGTGCAACGGCTTTCACTTGCTCACCGCGGGAATGAGTACCGCATTGTCTCGACCGACGGCACAACGGCGACGGTGGCGCGCCTGGTTAATGGTGCCGTTGATGAGTCATGGCCGGGATTCACCGCCAGGACGATGATCGACTATGAGGCTTCTGGCCTTAACGACACGCGGGGCTGGCTGGGGCCTTTCCTCGTATGCCCTGAAAATGAAACCGTGGATATGTTCGAGGTGAATTTCTCCTTCCCGAACGGCATCTGTGGCTTTGACAGTAAGGGGAAAAAACGTATTCGCCATGTTGAGTGGGAAATTCAGTATCGCGTCTACGGGGCCGGATCGGGATGGGTGAGTCACCAGGGAGAGTACGCGCTGAAAAACGTCAACGGGCTGGGATTCACTGAGCGTATTGCTCTCAGCTCTCCGGGGCTGGTAGAGGTTCGCTGCCGTCGGCGCAATGAGCAGGGCTCAAACAACGCGCGAGACAGTATGTACTGGCAGGCGCTGCGCGGGCGACTGCTGACGCGCCCTTCATCCTATCCCGGCGTGTCGCTGATGGCAGTGACCGTTGAGACGGGGGGCAAATTGGCGGCTCAGTCGGACCGCCGCGTAAACGTTGTGGCCACGCGCGCCTATGACTCAGGAACGGCCAGAACCATTTCTGGGGCGCTGCTGCATGTCGGGAACTCGCTGGGACTGGAGATGGACGTCGACACCATCAACGCGCTGGAGTCTGCGTACTGGACGCCACGCGGCGAGTATTTCGACTTTGCTACCGGCGACAGTATCTCAGCGCTGGAAATGCTGCAGAAGATAGCCAATGCCGGGAAGTCACGTTTTCTGCTGAGTGATGGCCTGGCGACGGTCAACCGTGAGGGGATTAAGCCCTGGACTGGCGTGATCACTCCGCATGAGATGGTGGAGGAGCTGCAGAGCGGATTTACCGTACCGTCCGACGATGATTTTGATGGCGTCGACGTGACGTACATCAACGGGACTACCTGGGCAGAGGAGACCGTCAAATGCCGGAGGTCGGACAATCCGACGCCGGTGAAAATCGAGAATTACAAACTCGATGGGGTACTGAATCAGGATCACGCCTACCAGATCGGCATGCGTCGCCTGATGAAATACCTGCAGCAGCGGGTGACGTTCCAGACCACTACCGAGCTGGACGCGCTGTGCTACAACACGGGCGATCGCATTGTGCTCACGGATGATATTCCGGGTAACAACACGATTTCCTGTCTGGTGGAGGCGATGACAACGGTTGGTGGCGTGACAACGTTCACCGTTACGGAGCCGCTGGACTGGTCTTTCGAAAATCCCCGAGCGCTGATCCGCTATCAGGATGGTTCTGCCTCCGGGCTGATGGTGGCGAGCAGGGTGGGTGATTTTCAGCTGTCAGTCCCGCACCTGAGCGAGTTTGATGATCCGATGAAGGTTGACCTGTCGTCGGCAACCATCGAGCCGATCCGCCTGGTGTTCTGCGGCTCAACGCGCCACGTCTACGACGCCATTGTAGAGGAGATCGCCCCGCAGTCTGACGGAACCTGCCAGGTCACCGCAAAAGAATACCTCGAATCGTTCTACCAGTACGACGACGCCACATACCCCGGCGACGTCGCGTAATACCCCATAACAACCCCTAATTAACTCTTTTCGCTCAAACCCTCGTTTGAGCGAACGCCTTTTTTGGAGCAAAAAAACATGGCCGAACTTAACCCGCCACTGGGCACGACGACGCCGGAAATATTTATGGACAACGTTAAGCGCGCTGACGAACTGGTGAACGGCCCGGCCGGAACGGTTAACGACCGCGGCGGTGAACCGCTCGATACCTGGCGCCAGATGATGGCGAAGAATGATGAAATCCGGCAGAACATCATCCCACTCAGTAAGCAGTATGCGACGCTGGCGGCGGCGCAGGCGGATATCGCGAATATTCCGGTGGGCTCGACCACGTATTACCGCAGCCCGGACGACAGCGCACTGGCCATTGAGGTGATGAACGTCGCCGGAACGCTCACGGCCACCGGGCGGGAAATGCCGTCTCAGGCGGCAGTTAATTTACTGGCTAACAGCATTGCTAACCTGCTGATGGGATTGCAACTTAATAGCACCGCGATTAACGATGCGGAATCCCGGCTCAGTGCTGAGCTGGGAGCCCTACAGGACGAAACCAGCAAATCCGGCAGTGAAACGAGTCGTACCCTGATGAATCTGGTCCTGGGGTTGCAGGGGGCAGAAACAGCCATTGCAGAGCTACAGGCTGATAAAGTCTCAGAGTCATTGCTTGGTGAGTTCGAGCTTTTCCGGCTGTACTGGATGCAGACTTTCAGCGCACAACTAGCCTTGCTCGATGGGTTCAACCCACAGGCTGTGGCGACGCAGGACGACATCACCGAGATTGAGCTTTTCCGGCTGTACTGGATGCAGACATTTGGCACGCAGTTAGCCGCTCTGGAGGGGCTGAGTACCGACACAATTGCCACAAAACAGGAACTGGCGGAGCTGGAATCTAAAATCACGGGTGTCGCGCTGGAGCCAGTGACCGACGGTGTTTATGTCGTGGGGGAGCCGCGCGGGATCATCCGAATCGACCTGACATCAGCAGGCAACATCCCATCCTCTAAAGAAGAGGGGACTGTGGCGGGATATATCTCCGTGAAAATCGACGGCCAGTCGTTTGGCGCGAACTGCGAGTTCGGCGTGCAGGGGGCGTCGTCCGCATCGTACGCGAAGAAAAATCTGAGCTTTGACCTGTTTTCCGATGACACACTGGAAAGTGAAGTGAAGCTGGCCATCGGTAATGTCCTGCCGCACGAGACCTGGGTTTACAAAGCCAACTGGATCGACACCACGCACGTCCGCAACACCATGAGTTATAACCTGTGGGAACAGGTCGTTCAGTCCCGCAACACCTGGCCTAAACGGGAAGTGGAATCCGTTTTTGTTGGAAAGTTCGGGGTAGACGGCACGCTCAACGGTGCGAATGGTCATCCGGTGGGCTACCCCTGCGTGGTGTTTTTCAACGGGGAGTTTTACGGTATCGGCGATTTCATGACGGGGAAAAAACGATCTAATTATAACCTGGCGAAAAACAAGCCGCTGCAAATCCAGCTGGATATCGGTGGCTGGCTGACGTTCGGCGATTTCTCATCGCACATAACAGATGTGAACTATGTCGAATTTAAAGCACCAAAATCGCCAACCAGCGCGACTTACGACGCGATTGCTGCCTGGGATGCTTTCTGCAATCTGGGGCAGGCGGATTTTACTGCTGCGCTGCCGACACACCTGGACAAGGTCAATATTATTGACTATTTCCTGTTTACCACATTCGGGAATTTTACCGATTGCGGCTCAGGCAACACCATCAAAAATACCCAGCTCGTCAGTTATGACGGGGTGAAGTGGTACTTCATGCCCTATGACCTCGATACCTGCTACGGCCTGCAATGGGATGGTGCCTCCATTAACTATCCGCCGACTAACCCCATCCGTCTGAACGGGGACTTCTGGAACAAGATTCGTTCGGTCTATGGCGCTGATATTAACGCCCGCTGGGCAGACCTGCGTAACAGCGGGATTTTCAGCGTCGGTAATGTTTATGAACTCATTCTGAATCTACAGGGCAAATATTCGCAGGACTTATTCAGCGCGGAGTTCGCCAAATGGCCCACAGTACCCTCCCTCGGTATCACAGGTATTGACCAGATACTGACATGGATAAAGAACCGCATAGCGTTTCTCGATACTCAATTTTCGTACACAGCCTAAAAGGTAAAGTTTATGACGACCATTTCAGTTAAAGACACATTACGCGCTGCAACAGAGGCAGCATCGGGTGGCCTCCAGACCGTTATTTACACGGACAAGGGGCAGCCCTGCTTTATGAACATTATCGAAAAATTCGCCATTGAGGACGTGCTTCCATCACTGGGACTGACCGGGACGCATCCTGCATTTATTATTGATGGAACCGAAGTGGGGCAGATTTTGGTTGGAACATATGGCGCGGTACTGAAAGATGGTGAATATGTTTCCCAGCCGAACCTGGCGCCGAGCACATTTAATATCGGCCCGGCGTTTCAAACCATCTTCGGGCAGGGAGCCGGATTCCATCCCATGACCAATATCGAATTTGCGGCAATCCAGGCGATAAACTTCGCCGCAACTCACAATCCTTACGGTAACACCGATTATGGTCGCTCTGGGCTGAATCATGATTACCAGGGGCGAGTGGTATCCGGTGGTGAGCCGGGCGACAGCGTCCACTCCTCCCTTATCTATACCGGTTCCGGCCCTGTTCAGTTCCGACATAATCTGGCGTATAACGGGATCAGTGATTTGGTAGGAAACCAGACTGAAACTGTGGGGGGCGCCCGCCTGATGAAAGGCGAGTTGCAGTTTTATGTGAATAACAACTACGCTGGCCTGGCCTCCAGTGATGTGACGTGGGGGACACTCACTGATTCGAACTGGAAAGCCGTGGATGCCGTGAATGGTGAACTGATTACCCCCACCTACACCGGGGACACCGCCGCCAACTATGTGCCAACCACACCTCGTTCGGTCCGGGTTAAAGGTGGGTCATCTGCATCCGGTTCAGACGATTACACGCTGTATCTGGCGAACTGGGCAAACCTGGTCAATATGGCGAGGACAACAAGTACCACCGCCCCAGTCTCTGACGCGGCCATTAACCGCCTCAAGCTGTTAGGTTTTTACCCGTTAAGCAATGACCTAACCAAAGTGGTGGGGGTTGCGTCATTTGGCGATACCCCGGACAATGAGCGCTGGTTCACCCGAGGTGGTTCATATGGTGGTCCTGCAAATAACTCGGGTGCAACGATGAATACATTTGTTCCGATCTGGCCAAATTCATCAGTGGCGACTTACGGTGCCCGTGTTTGTTGGTATAAGGCATAAATCTTTGCGACTGTCATGAAAATTGACAGTCGCTCTTTCATCACCATGGACGGTGAGTCGATCGAGGGCGATGGAGTCAAGGTGTTCGGCGTCGTCACGTTTTCCGTAAACGATCTGCGCCAGGACAACGCGGCTGTTTAGTTGCTGTCGCTTTGGTGGGATTTGGCATGACAAAACGTGATGGGGCATGGATGGGGCATGAGAAATCAGCAAAAGTCGCCAAATATTGCAAACAACATATGTTGGATGCTATCTCCAGCCATTAAAAATGGCGCTCCTGGACGATATTTGTCCATTTTTAAATTTACCGCGTCACGCGATCGGTGTGGGGGTGAAGACTTTTTACAAATACTTCCTTGTTACCGCCAGCGCTCCTGGAAATCAGTAGTTTTCCACAAGTGTAACGTTTGAGATAATGAGTATATTCAGTTTTGAAAAGAGTCTGGTCTGGTTGTGAACGGTAAGAAAACAATAAGTTTTGAGCAATTTTTAACTATTAACAGCAATCTTGTTTCCATCTCAGATACATGGGCTGACTTGTGGGCGTTAATTTTTCACACGGGTTTAAGCGCTGGAAGGCTGCTGAGTATTCGATATGATGATATTGATGGTGACTTGATACTGATACGAAAACAGGGTCACCTGAAGGAGCTACGTGTTAAATCAACCCCTCCAGTGGAGGCGATGATTGCTCGTAGAAGAGAACGCTATCTAGAAGATGTTTATTTATTTCAGAGTCATTCTAACCGTGTGAAGTACCATCGCCGGCCGGTCACTATAATTGCTTTCAACGCCGCTTTGCGTCGCGCCGCTAGATCATTACCAGACGTTAACGTAAGCAGTAGTAGCGCGAGAAACATACCGGACTAAGCGCCTGTCCAGTCGCGTGTGGCCGATGTGACAGGCGTGGGGGTGAAGACTATTTACAAATATTTGCCAGTACAATACGGCGATAAAAAATCCCCTTGAGCAGGCACACTCAAGGGGAAAATACTACATAACATCATTGCTGTGTGCGTCTTTGCGCTCGTCTATCTTCCAAGAAGATGCCTAAAGCTTCCAGATATTTCTGGTCTGAGCAGTTAAAACATTGGTTTGGTAGCCGATGTGATAGGAGTGGGAGTAAAGACGATTTATAAATATTTTCCAGCCGGTTAAGTTTGCTCACCTGCGAACCGTATGCAAGAGATCGCAGGTGAGCAATTTGCTATTAAGGCATTGCCATAGCTGAAAAATTTTAACCTCGCATTGTTCGCAAAACCATCAAACAGCTAAGGCCTGAAAACACTTTCAGACTAACCTTACTCGTTACATCAATGTGTTACGGCAATGACAAAAATTGATAGCCAGAACCTATATTGATCTGTCGCCCTGTTAAAACTACTGTATATAAAAACAGTTTTAATCTGAGCGAGTCAATTATGCAGTTTTACACGCCCGTTGAGTTACGTGAGATCATGCTGATCCCGTTGTACAGTGACCTTGTGCAATGTGGTTTTCCAAGCCCTGCACAGGATTACGTTGAGCAACGCATCGATCTGAACGAGTTGCTCGTTAACCACCCCAGTGCGACGTATTTTGTCAAAGCCGCCGGCGACAGCATGAAGGATGCCGGCATAGGAGAAGGTGATCTTCTTGTTGTGGATAGCTCAAGGACAGCAGTTCATGGCGATATCGTTATCGCTGCAGTGGATGGGGAATTCACCGTTAAGAAGCTGCAGCTGCATCCGCGGGTTCAGCTTAACCCAATGAACCCTGCATATTCGCCGATAGTCGTCGGTAGTGAGGACACTCTCGACGTGTTCGGGGTGGTTACGTACATCATCAAATCAGCTGGCTGAGATGTTTGCACTTTGCGATGTGAACTCATTTTACGCATCCTGCGAAACTGTTTTCCGTCCTGACCTGAAGGGGCGTCCGGTGGTCGTTCTGTCAAACAACGACGGCTGTGTGATCGCCCGCTCGCAAGAGGCGAAGCCCTTCGTCAAAATGGGCGAGCCTTATTTCAAGCAAAAGGACATGTTTCGCCGGCACGGTATTATCGCGTTTAGCAGCAACTATGAGCTTTATGCCGATATGTCCAACCGAGTGATGACAACGCTGGAGGAACTCTCTCCACGCTGCGAAATTTACAGTATTGATGAGGCATTTTGCGACCTGACAGGAGTTCGGAATTGTCGCGACCTTACCGACTTTGGTAGGGAAATTCGCGAGACGGTTCTGCGCAGGACGCACCTCACGGTCGGTGTCGGCATAGCCCAGACTAAAACCCTGGCAAAGCTGGCCAATCACGCGGCGAAACAGTGGCAGCGACAGACCGGAGGAGTGGTGGATCTGTCTAATCTTGAAAGGCAGAGGAAGTTGATGGCTTTGCTGCCGGTGGATGAGGTCTGGGGCGTCGGGCGCCGTATTAGTAAAAAGCTGGAGGCCATGGGGATTAAAACGGTACTGCAACTGGCGGATACCGATATCCGTTTTATCCGGAAGCATTTTAATGTGGTTCTGGAGCGAACCGTGCGGGAGCTGCGCGGCGAACCATGCCTCGGGCTGGAGGAGTTTGCACCGGTAAAGCAGGAAATCGTGTGCAGCCGTTCGTTCGGCGGCCGTATCACTGAATACCATGAGATGAGGCAGGCGATCTGCAGCTACGCCTCACGTGCAGCGGAGAAACTCCGTGGTGAACACCAGTATTGCCGATTTATCTCCGCATTTGTCAAAACGAGTCCTTTCGCGCTGAACGAGCCGTATTACGGGAACAGTGCATTAGTAAAGCTGCTTACCCCGACCCAGGATAGCCGGGACATCATCACCGCGGCGACAAAATGTCTCGATGTAATCTGGCGAGACGGGCATCGTTACCAGAAAGCAGGAGTGATGCTGGGAGATTTCTACAGCCAGGGCGTAGCGCAGCTCAACCTGTTTGATGACAACGCGCCACGGAAGAACAGTGAAAAGCTTATGGAAGTTCTCGACCATCTCAACGCGAAGGACGGAAGGGGTACGCTGTATTTTGCAGGGCAGGGGATCCAGACCGCCTGGCAGATGAAGAGAGAAATGCTTTCACCTCGCTATACAACCAGATATAGTGACTTATTGCATGTCAGATGATTAATTAAAAATGATTATTATTTTCAATTTCAATAAATTAAAGAAAGTGGCATAAAATGGAACTAAGAATTTATAATCGTATTATTTTGATGGTTTCTGTGGTTCTGTTATTTTTGTCTGTGTTTGTTATTTGTTATGCAATAAATTTCAATGGTGTAAAAATCGAACTTGGCAGTTTTTCTGATTGGGTAAGCTCTCTAAGCACTTTTGGAACTCTAATAGTTGCCTTCTTGGCTTATAAGAAAGCTCCAGAGTGGATAAATCAGAAAATACATGAAGATGCATTCTTGCTCGCGAAAAAAGTAATGCTTGAAGATTATCCGCTACTTAAAGAAAAAATTGACAACGCGGGAGATATTGTTGATTTTAATACTATAACTTTTGATTTAATTAGTGATGATTATGAAGTGTCAATCACTACGGATGAATGTGACAAAGCACTTTCTGTTTTTCATGATATGCAAAGTACGCCTTCAAAAATAAAGAGAAAGTTTGAAGTAATTGCTAAGCTTGGATGGAGTATTGATAGGGATATTTTAATCATCAATGATAAACTTAGTGAGTGCTATAGAGAAATGCAAAGAAATTATGTTATAGCATTCGTCGGCATACAGCGAATGCTATTAGCTCAGACGCTCAATGAAAAAAGTCGTAGAGCAGATAAAGTAGCTATTAATTTTGAAAGGTTCCAGAGCAATAAGAAAAAGTTCGATCTTCTTTATGATGAGATAATGTTGAAGCATCAATGGATTCCTGACTATTTTGAAGTTAAGAGAGATTAGCGATAACGCAGAATGCAACATAAAATATGATTGAATGAGAATAGTGAAAATCATGTGAATAGTTGTGTTTATTCAAATGCCTCTATTAATTCCGGCCCCTGATTTTTCACATTGCCTACCGCTCGCGATACCGGGTGCCAGGTGAAATGGTCGGCGGATACTGCTCCGTCGGCTGCTATCTCTTCAGCTTCCTTCCCGCCTATATCCTGGCGCATCCATTCACGTGCTGCTTCCGGCGTCATGACCAGCGGCCGGCGGTCGTGAATATCTATCAGCCCTTTATCTGCTGCTGCGGTGACAATCAGGAAGCCTTCAGCTTCGTCGCCGCGCTCGAAAGGAACGCTGCCGATCGCAGCCATGAAGATTGGCTGGCCATCGGCACGATGGATAAAGTAGGGCTGCTTCTTGTCGCCTTCTTTTTTCCATTCGAACCATCCATCAGCAAAGCAGATCGCCCGGCCATGTTGCCAGAGAGGTTTAAACATTCTGCTGGCGGCCACCGTTTCAACGCGTGCGTTAATCAGAGGCGGTTTATCCCACCACCCGGGTGCGTAACCCCAGTGAACCGGATCGAGGTGCATCTGTTCGTCTCGTTCGCTCAGAAGCAAAACTTTAGTCCCCGGCGCCACGTTGTACCGGCCGATTGGTTCTGGATCATAGGCGATATCCCGCTCAGCTTCTTCTGCAAGATAAGCCAGGTATTCTTCGCGTGTCAGTGATTGGGCAAATCGTCCGCACAT